ATCAAAACTTTCAAGGAACAAATCCTTGAACACTTCTTTCAATCGCTTACATTCATCGGGGTCATCTCTAAATGCCTCATCAACGTGCTGATTGATAAGTGTCAAGGTATCGGTGGACAAAGCCTCTTCGTCAATGGTTGCATCATCAACGGGATCAGTGGCTTCGTTTTCAAGAAACGTCACGCTCTCTGGTGCTTGGTCGTAGATTCTCTCAAGCATCCGATCAAACTTTGCAGGGTCTTTCTTTTCGTGAACAAAAACTTTGACATAAGACTTCTTGTATTGCTTGTAGTCAATTGCGTCAATGTCAATATTGTCACGATACGGAATCGCAAAGAAAATACGATGAGGATTTTCTACAAACTCAATCTCATCGGTTTCTGTGTCATAAATGTGAAAACCTTTTTTCTCAAACAGATCAGCAAAGGTCATCTGATAAGCAGTGCCGAAGTAGCACACATTGTTTTCTTCGTGCTTCTGGTGAAAGTGTCCAGACCAGACCCTATCAAAACGATCACAAATTTTTGGATCTTGCCCGCCGGTATGCTTCACGTTTCTCATCACCTGATAACCGTCAAACTCAAAGTGACCACAGAGAATCGGAGCGTCTACGTTTTTGATCCACTCAAAGATGTCATCTTGATTCTCTTTGTTGATCCACGGAACCAAAGCAAAGTTTTTGTTTCCCAGTTCAAGAGTGACTGGATCGGTGTAGATGTGAAAGTTAGGATACTTATCACCAAACAACTCTTTGGGAGAGTTCACTTCGTTTGTGTTTTTGAAGTAGGTGTCGTGATTGCCGACGATGCAGTGAACGTCAATATTCTCAGTGAGCAGACGATCCATAAACCGAGTTCGCATTTGATGAAGCGTGTGAAAGTTCACATACTTCCGGCGATCCATCAGATCACCCAAGTGCAAAACGTTTGTGATTCCCCGCTCTTTGATCGTAGGAAAAAACACATCCTCAAAAAACTTGAATGTGTGTTCTAAGAAAATCTGGGAATCACCTTTTGCACCAAAGTGCGTGTCGGTGATGATTGCAATCTTCAAAATAACTCTCCGTCGCCTGTAGAACCTTTGGCTCTTTTCTTTCGCTTTTTCTTCGGTTCCATATTTACGATGTCGTTATCAGTCAGTCTTAGGTGGGCGGCATATGGATTCTTGTTTGCTCCATCTGGATCAAGAATCGCAGCCAGTTCACCCTTTGCGTCTGCTGCTTCCATTAGTTTGTATTTGATATGATCTTGTTTTTTCTCACGTTGAATTCTTCTGAGAAAAGCATAATACGTTATCTGAGTGAAATATGCAAACGGGTTCTTGGATTTATCTGGATCAAAGTTGCCTGCATACATCAGACAGTTCTCAATCGCATCTCCAACCATTTCTTCTCGGAACGGATAATTTACAAAGTTTGGGCGAGTGGACAAACGCTCTGCAATCAAAAGAAAACACTCACCAATGTATTGCGTCACTGGTGGCTTTGGGTCATCTGTCTCTTCTGCACTCTTGACTTGATTTTTCCACTCAATCATTTCTGAGTAGAATAATTTATTGTCAATGTAGTGATCACTGTTCTTCGCCATAATAAAATTTTACACCCTTTTATTCTTATGTCAAGTAATCATCCAATTTTGGCGACCAATCCATAAAAGATTCTCCATAATCTTTTCGGTTTTTGTTGTCGATCATTTCAACGTCAACATCTACATCGTCATCGTCGATGATTTCCTTGATTGCTTCTGGGTCCATTCCCATTGCCTCTAAGGCTTCTTCAATATCCCGATCATCCATCTCTTTGTCGATCTGGCTTTTCATATCTTCAATCTTTGCTGCTACGATCTTCAAGATATTATCAATATTCGGCGGAGGGATTTGTGGTTTTTTGCCGAAGGGAAGTTTCATTTGTCGTGGGTCATCCATCTTGAATCCTAACTGGGGATTGTCATCAAGTCTCTTTTGAAATTCATAGGCTTGAAGAATGTCTGGGTCACAATCAAAAATACCAAGAATGTGATCTCTCGGAATGTCAATGTGATTGGATGTGGTTGCTTTCAGCCAGTCTACCAAAACGACTGTTTCTCTTTTGTTTCCGCTCAGGTTGTCAACGTAGTGCATCACTTTGAGGAGCATCGGACGCTCAAGACGAATAAACTCTTTTGTGTTTTTGATAAGATGTGCAACGATATCATCGCCGCTCTTCAATTTAAGAATCTTGAAGGGGGTTTTGCTCATTCCGTTCTCCCTGTAATGGTATTGAGATCACTGAGTAGTCAAACTTCTCAGCGTCGTAAATCTTTTTACGTTCTATAAAATGACGAAGAGTGTGATTCTGATACTTTTTCCACGACAAGTCATCACAGATGTCGTAGAGTCGTGCGGTGCTTTTGTGAACAGACTTTCTAAGTTGTCTTCCAATACTCTGTAGCACCCTGACCCGACTCTTTGACGGTGATGAGAACACAATATTATTTAGGCGTTTGATGTTCACGCCAGTGGAAAATGTTCCATAGGATGCAAGGATGATTCCGTTATCAATTGTTTCTGCAACTTTACGGGCTTCCTCACGTTGCTCAACGTCGGTTCCACCGTGAATATAAAACACAGGTTTTCCACAATCTTTGAGCATTTCGTTTAGAACCTTTCCGTGCTTTTCCACAAACTGGAACAGTATGAGTGTGTTGCCCTTTGTCTTTACGGCTAAATCACATATAAACTTGTTTCGTCTTTCGTCAGTGATGAGCCATTCTATCTCATCTTGATACGGTGTTCTTCTAATCCGCTGTCTATCGCTACCGGAATATTTTAGCAGCAAGCAGTCAATAGTCAAGTTGGTAAGCAACTTCTTTTCCATCAACTTCTTAGTTGTAATAATCTTTTTAGCCGGACCAAACAATCCCTCAATCACTAATTTGTGAGTGAGCATTCCGTCGAGTGTTCCTGTCGTTGCGATACGATACGGGCAACGGGTAAGTTTGGTCATAATTGAACTCAGCGACTTCGACTTGAACAAGTGCGCTTCGTCGCCAAAGACTGCTCCAAACTGCTGAAAGTATTCTGGCGGTAGTTTGTGTAATGACTGCCAAGTTGAAATGACCACTCTTTTCTTTGTGTTCTTTTCTTTTCCGGCATACATTAGGTGCGTCTGTTCTCTTGGGTTCCATCTTTTGTCCTTTCCTGCGTAGTCGCAGATGTCTGAGAACATTTGTGAAACGAGTCCGATAGTCGGAACGATAATCAAAACCTTTTGTTCCTTTGGAATCAGATTCAAATAGTGTCTCAGAAGCGTATAAATGATCAAAGACTTGCCTGATCCTGTTGGTGATAACAACAAACAACGGTTTGTATTCATACCGTGTAGGATGGCTTCTTTCTGGTGTTTGTGAGGATCAATCGACTTCCCACCGATAGAAATATTCAAACCGCTCAGAAGCGATTCTAGGTGGGTTTCTGAGAAGGCTGGTGGAGAATTTCTTTTTGGTAATTCTACTGTGTAGTTACGTTCCTGACAAAACTTGAGAATGTAGGCTTCAAGTCCTGCGTAGATACGTTGTGAATACAGATTGTAGAGTTTGATCTGCCCGTCCCACCTCTTTGCACGATACGCTGGCATAAACTCTCTTCCGGGGACTTTAAAGGTAAAGAAGTCAGAGAGTTCCTTGGCAAGATGTCTTTCACAGCGGACTTTGATATTTGAAGAATCAATGTCCTCAATCGTGTAATCGGGCATACATTATATTTATGCTCCGGACAAGAATCTTCTCCATTCAATTGCATTCTTGATCTTGGTGTGTCGGAAGGTGATCTCTTTTACGACTTCTTCAAGATACTCTACAATCGACTTGATGTAAGTAATTACTTCTTTTCTTTTACACAGGTCTTCATCACTATTCATAAAGATAGGAATATCTTGTTTGAGAATGTTGTGTTGAAAAGGTTCCCATCCTTTTTTGTCGAGGGTTTCCTGATCAATCTTTCCTGTGTAGTATTCCCACTTGAGCCGATACAGACGATTGTATTCATTCGACGCTTTCTCATATCTGAGTTTAGCATCGTGGTAAAAGTTAAGATACTTGTTGTGAAGAGCAGGCAGTCTGAGCGATTCCGTATCAAGTTGGGTATCGTCGATCTGGCTATCTTGCTCTACTAATACTCTAAGTTCATGTAGTTCCATAATTATTCTTTATCCCTTTTTCTCGTTGACACTCGGATTATAAGAGTCCCCAAGGGCGTGTCAAGAGGAAATCAGACGAATTCGTAATAATCGTAGGCAAAGGTGATTTCAGAAGTAAATGGAACCAAGTCGGTCACGGATGAATCAAACTGAAAGCCTGTCATACTCACGGGAAGTAGATTTCTAAATTTGATCTCTAACTTTGGATTCATTGCACTATTCAAAATATGAAGTGTGCCATCAGAGAAATGATTAGAAATCTTTTCATTGTAATCGTTGTGATCTTTGACGAGATAGATCGTTTTCATCCAATCATAAATCTCACGCCAGTTCTCCATATTTTCGTTTACCAAAAAGGTCATGGTAAGATTGTCAAATCTGGGTCTTGCCGTGGGATGTTTAGCCGCAACGAAACGAGTTGGCTGCTCCAATGCTTGATCTGATCCGAAACCGGGAAGGTTTACACTCTGAACAAAATATTCCATCTTTGGTAAACGATGAATGTTGAATCTAAAGAATGTCTGATACAAATAGTTTACATTATCAGGCTGCCTTGCAACAACACCCGGAGGTTTTCCTATCTGTGCGCCAAAAGTCACGGATGGAAGTTGCGTACCATCATTTACCACCGGAGAGCCGGAGCCTGATGGTGGAAAAATAGGTGGAGTGTTAATGAAAGGATTATTACGATCTGTCATCTTATTATTTAGGGTAAAAGATAAGGGAGCCTTTCGACTCCCCTATCTGCGTATTTAATTTTTACCTAAAACTTAGGCTGAATTGCCGTGAAGGTTC